AGCCGCCAGCCGACAGATTGACCGCGCTTGCGACCGCATCTTCTATAACGCTGGAAGTGCCGTTCGCGTTTACCTACCTACAGATCCTTACGCGGTTGAAATTGACGACCTCGTAAGCCTGACTACCCTAAAGACTTCTTCTGCCGCCGACCAAAACTACGACGTTACTTGGACTTCGGCCGACTACGAACTTGCTCCGCTAAACGGACGAGTTGGCGGAAATTACTCTCCATTTACCGACATAAAAGCGATTGGCGATTACCTTTTTCCAGTTTGGACAACCAACACGACAAATAGCAACGAAGCAACCGTGCAAGTTACCGGAGTTTGGGGATGGAGTGCTGTGCCTATCGACATCAAGCAAGCAACCATCCTTCTAGGTATGAGATTGTTCAAGCGTTACGATTCACCGCTAGGCGTTGCAGGATTCGGCGACATCGGAGCTATCCGCGTTGGTCGTATAGATCCTGACGTAGATGCGCTGATTATGCCGTTCAAGAAGGTAAGTGCCGCGTAATGGCAGCCGTAACCGTTAGCCAGATTCGCGATGGATTAGCTGCCAGGCTTGCCACTATTACAGGACTCCGGACGGCTTCGGTTATTCCTGACAATCCAGCACCTCCCCAAGCTATCGTTCAAGTAAATAACGTTGCCTTCGACGGAGCTTTTCAAAAAGGACTAACTACCTACACTTACGTAGTTTCCGTTATTGTCGGTCGAGTATCAGAACGCCAAGCGCAAGATCGCCTAGATGCGTATACTTCGACCTCCGGAACTCAGTCCGTAAAGCTGGCTATTGAAGGGGATAAGACTCTCGGCGGTATCGTTTTCGATACACGCGTTACCGAACTGACTGGCGTTAGTGCGGTATTATTGGGAGAGGCAACATACCTCGCGGCGAACTTCGCCGTGACCGTTTATGCAGAATAAATAAGGAGAAAACCGTGGCCAAGTTCGTAGCGACTGACTACAACGTAACAATTAACGGCGCTAATTTTAGTAATGACTTGGCAGCCGTTACCCTTGACATCACCGCCGAGGAGCAGGAAACAACCGCTTTCGGTTCAACTTTTAGAAGCAGGGTTGGCGGACTAAAAGACGCAAGCATTACCCTCGACTTCCACCAGGACTTCGGTGCTGCTTCCGTAGATGCGACCCTATGGCCGCTACTCGGAACCAACGCAACCGTAGTTATCAAGCCAACCAGCGGAACAATCACCGCAACCAACCCTACATATACAGGCGTGTTCTTGGTTACTGAATACCAGCCATACGCCTCGTCGGTCGGCGATTTGGCCACGTTAAGTGTGTCTTGGCCGCTGGCTAGTGGTTCGGTGACTCGCGCAACCGCATAAGGAAAACTAAATGCAAATCAACCTACTAACAACCTTCAGCGACGGCAATAAGAAAACGATTAGCGCTACCGCGGCGGATCTAGTTGCCTTCGAAGCTAAGTTCGACCTCAGTGTGGCACGCCTTGAAAAAGAAGTGAAACTAACGCACCTCCTATTCTTGGCGTGGCACTCTGAGAAAAGAACAAAAGCAACAGCCCTAGAGTTCGAAGCTTGGGTAGAAACCGTTATCGGTGTAGAGGCTGAAGAAGTAAAAAAATAGTTGGGCTAGGCGATAGCTCCTACCATTGGCTACTCGCTCATCTAGCCTATGAATACAAACTCAGCCCACGCGAGCTAACGGAATTATCTCCGAGGATGCTTTGGACTATGGGCCGGTATTTAGAGTCACTAAATAAGAAACAACGCCGGCGGTAGAATTGAAGCGTTAGGAGCTACCGCGTGATAGGCATAGAAGAAGTAGATGCTGCAGAACTTCGTAAAGTTCTAAAAGTGTTGAAGATGGTAGACCCCGAAACGTCGGCAAGCCTAAGAACGAACCTAAAAGGCCCGCTAGTTCCGCTCGCTCAGCAAATAGCGAGCGCCGTGCCGCAAGAAGCTCCACTATCCGGATTCGCTCATAATGGCGATACTGCCTATGCGGCTCCTAAGGGCAAAGTTTCCTATACGCCAGGTAAAGGTCGAAGCGGCGCTAAAAACCTTATTTCCATTCGTATAGATGCTGGTAAAAAGCGCGGTTTCTACATCGCGGAATTAGCGGGTTCTAGATCTAGAGGATACACCGCAAGCGGTCGCGCTCTTATTGAACAACTAAACGCACGCTACCCAATGAAGGGTAAAGGCGGACGCTTTGCTTACAAGCAATTCAGATTTATTAGACCAGACGTTGTAAGAATTGCAACCGAGATCCTAAACGACACGTTCAAAGACCTAGAGAGGATGCTCGACTAATGGCTATAAACCTCCCCATAGTTTCTAAGTTCCAAGATAAAGGCGTAAAAGAAGCCGAAGGTGCTTTTGGCGGACTTGGTAAAACATTAGGCAAGCTTGGCGGACTTATTGCCGCAACCTTTTCCGTTACAGCCATAACCAGCTTCGCTAAAGATTCTCTAGCCGCTGCCGAAGGCGTGCAGGTTGCCAATCAGCGACTAGATCAAATCGCTAAGTCGATGAATCTATTTGGTTCGGAAACGCAAGCCGTTTCAGACCGACTAAAGGCTTATGCCGAAGCTAACGAACTCACCTTGGCTACAGATGCCGAGGTGATCAAGGCAACTCAGGCCAAACTCCTAACCTTCAAGGAACTAGCTCTAACCGCCGATGATGCTGGTGGTTCATTCGATAGGGCTACAGCCGCAGCCGTAGACTTGGCCGCCGCAGGATTCGGACAAGCTGAAACTAACGCGGTGCAACTTGGTAAAGCGCTCAATGATCCAATCAAGGGAATTACAGCTCTAACGCGTTCGGGTATCACATTCACCGCGGAAGAAAAAGAAAAGATAAAGGCGCTAACTGAATCTGGGCAAGTCCTAGAGGCGCAGAATATGATTCTCTCCGCTATCGAAACTCAGGTAGGCGGAACTGCCGCGGCTACTGCCACAGCCTCAGAGAAAATGGCTATAGCTTTTGACAACGTAAAGGAAACCGTTGGCGCGGCGCTTCTTCCAGTCTTTGAGCAACTAAGCGCTTCGCTACTTCCACTTATTGAATCACTTGCTCCCAAGGTTGCGGAAATCTTCACCGCTCTAATTCCAGTATTTGAAGAAGTCGGCGAAATTATCCCTACGCTAATCGACGGATTTTTACCGATTATTGACGTTTTGACCGACATAATCGTTATCGTCGCCAGGCTTGCCGTTCAACTTCTACCTATCTTCGTTTCTGTCTTGAACGCCATACTGCCCGTAATCGCCGCTATTTTGCCCTTACTAGCCACGTTCCTAGAGGATCTAATAACTCCTCTAGCTCCAGCTATTTTGCAGATTGTAGAAGGCTTTATGCCGCTTATACAGGCACTTCTACCGGCCTTCGTGCAACTGCTCAGAACGCTTTTGCCGGTTATCACTCAGCTATTGCTTGACGTATTCTTACCGCTGGCTCCTGCCATTGTAAAGGTGGTCGAGGCAATAACTCCGCTACTTCTAACTATCCTGCCTCCGCTGATTGACATAATAAACACGCTCCTAATCCCTGCTCTATCTTTTGCCACGGCGGTATTCCAAGCGATCGTAGAAAACGGCATAAATGTCCTACAGTCTGGCCTAACAACCCTAAGCGCGTTCCTAACGCCATTCGCCGAAGGATTCAAGTCAGTCTGGCGCGACATTAGTGGATTCGTAAAAGGCACTATAAACGGCATCCTAGGCTTTATTCAAGGAATGGTAAACGGCGTAGTCGATGGCGTGAACGCTGTAATCGGAGCGCTAAACAGCATCCAAGTTACTATCCCAAGTTGGGTTCCCCTATTCGGCGGTAATTCCTTCTCGCTAAACTTGCCACGCCTAAACAGGATAAACATCCCTCGCCTAGCCGAAGGCGGTATCGTTATGCCTCAGCCTGGCGGAGTTCTTGCTAACCTCGCCGAAGCTGGCAGACCTGAAGCCGTAATCCCACTAGACCGACTAGGCAATATGGGCGGAAACCAAAACACCTACAACATAAACGTAAACGCTGGAATGGGTGCTAACGGAACCGAAATAGGCCGCAAGATAGTAGATGAAATTATCCGCTACGAACGTGCCAGCGGTCGAGTCTTTGCGAGGGCGTAATGGCAACCAACAAAGTCGAAATCGGTTTCGACCTATCCGGACTTCCAGGCGCTCAATTCGCAAGATTAGACGATGCTTTTTATGGGCTTTTAGATCAGCCGCAAACCATCCTCGGCGGAGCTATCTACCAAGACGTAACACCATTCGTAATCGACTACCAAATTACTCGCGGTAAATCCCGCCAGCTTGACCGCTACACCGCTGGAAACCTAAGCGTTACCCTAAATAACAATACGAGAATCTTCGACCCGCTATTCGGCGGAAGCCCTTACCGAACTCAGATTATTCCTAAGCGTGCCGTCCGAGTAACCTCTAACGACGATATTCAGATAGAAGCCGTTATAGACGATTGGGATCTGCAATATAACCCAGCAGGAAACAGCTTCGCAATTATTGAGGCTTCGGATGCTTTTGCTCAGTTTGCTAATCAGTCACTAAGCGGAGGCACGGCAACCGCTCAGACTACAGGCGACCGCATCGAGGCCGTTCTAGCCAATGCTGGCGTAGAGTGGCCAAATACTCGCGTGGACATAGAAGAAGGCCAGCAATCCCTACAGGCGGACGTAATCCCCGATGGAACTAATGCCCTTAGCTATCTACAGACCGTAGCCGAATCAGAACCAGGCTCGCTATTCGTTTCAAAGATTGGCGAAGTAAAGTTCTTAGACCGCTACGGTTCAAGCCCAGGAACGGCCGTAGTCTTTGCCGACGATGGAACAGGCATCGCCTATCAGAATCTACAGGTTGTCTACGGCTCCGAATTGCTTTACAACCAAATCGAGGTAGCCAGGCTAAATGGCGGAACCGCTACTAAGAACGATACGGCAAGCCAGGAGCAATACGGAATCCAGAACCTAACTAGATCAGGGCTACCACTTGATAACGACACGTCAGGCGACAACCTAGCAACCTATCTTCTAGCCCTCTATAAAGATCCTGAATACCGTTTTGAATCGCTAGAAGTCGAGCTAATCGACCTCGACGAAACAACGCAAAACCAGGTTCTAAACTTAGAATTGGGTTCGGTAGTTCAAGTGAAGTTTACGCCGAATAACGTGCCTCCTCAGATAGATAGGTTTGCGGAGGTAATAAGAATCTCACAGA